CTATGATTCGTCACGAGCAAAGAGAAATTGATAAAGTTTTTGATGATGACTTTGCTGACGCTGCAAAACTTTTTGAAGACAGTGATGGTTTTAAAAAATTATTTCTTGAGATCAATAAAAGAGTTGGAAAAAAATCTGCTATTACTTGGGAAAAAATAAGTCAAGCTAATCTTTCAGCAGATCAAAGACAAGCGGCTACAGCTCTTGAACAGCAGGTTAAGTTTTTACAAGAAATGGATTTTATAAAAGCTGGTCAAGGTTTTGATTACTTCCCTACTATCGCTAAAGCTCCCGCAGGAGTTCTTAAAAAAGTTTCTTCTAAAACTGGAAAAGAAACTAAACGTACTGTAGGAAGAACCGAAGATTACGAAAATCCTGTAATTGCTTTAAAACAAATGGCTCAAGATATTTCTGCTGCCCGTGCGTTGGCCGCTAGATTTGATATTGATCTGAATAAAATAAAAGTTCCCAAAAGTACAGAAGGTACTAGCAGAGTTGACCTTGTAATTGATGCTATCGAAAAAGCAGCTAAAGATCAAGGAGCAACTCCAGACGTTGCTAAGAACTTAGCTAAGGGTTTACGTTCACAAATCATAGCTTCTCAACAAGGGGCAGCTACTGTTGGTGCTTTAGCGCGGCGGTCTATTTCTGCGGCGTTGTTGGCTAATCCTTTAAACGCTGTTCTTAACGTAGCCGAAGGAATAACTGCTCCTGTTGTACAAAACGGAATCAACGCTTACGCAAGAACAATACCTAGCATGGTTGTGCCTACTATTACTACTATGTTAGAAGAAATTTCAACAGCTCCTTTGTTAAATAAAATAATTCCTAAGGTTCAGATAGACGTAAAAGGCTGGTTAAACAACCGTCAACTTGGTGTAGATCGAGAATTTATGGGAGAGCTAGCTAACATAGGCAAAAAGGCTTTTAACGAGCAGGCCGATTTTTTACAGATTGTGTCTAAAGGAAGAAGGACTAGTAAACTTTCGGAAAGAGTGACTTCTACCGTAGATAATTTAAATAAATTTCTTTACAAAGCTACTGGGGTTTCTACAGTAAACAGAATGGGTCAAGAAATTCTTAGTAACACCGCCATAAAAAGAGGGACGATGTTGGCTAAGAGTGGTAAAGCTAAAGACCTAGATAAACTAAGAAAGCACGACGGAATGCGAGGGCTTACTGAATCAGAGTTTCAGTCTACAGTCAAGGCTCTTCAGGCAGGAGACTTAACTAATCCTTGGTTAATAAACTTTGCTGGAGCTTCTCTAAATAAGTGGCAACCTATTAGTGCAAGCGCCTTACCCAGAGCTTTTCACGACAACCCGAACGGAAGGGTTATGTACAGTATGCTTTCGTACATGAACCGTCAGTTCAACAATATCCGAAATGACATCTACCTAAAAGGTGTAGAAGCTCAAACACACGGGTTAAATACAAAAGAAGGCGCAGAAGCTGCAAAGGATGCTATGCGAAACGCTGCTTACTACGTAGGGGCGTTTGGTGTTTTTGCCGGGATGTGGGACGATTTTAGACAAACACTCGATTTAAGTAAAGATAAAGAAATGGAAGACTTGTTAACTCCCGAAGGAATAACAAGTGCTACTATGAATCAACTAGCTTCTAACGCAACAAGTGGTTTATATAATATACGCGCGCCTCAGTTTGGTGGAGAAGAAGTAGACATAACTCCTGCTCCTATCGCTGCTGGGCAAAGATTAGCTAGTGGTGCTGGGGCTACTGCACAAAGATTACTAACAGGAGAAGAACAACCTATGGCTCCTTTGCTGAGAGCAGGTAGAACTTATTTTCCCGGCGTTTCTAATGTAGATCGTATCGTTAGAATGAGATCTGGAGAACGTCTGTTTTCAGACTACCTTGACTAAGGACTAACCAATGAAAGACAAAGACCACACTGTATCGTATACATCTATAGACTATCACTCTATGTGTGAGAAGTCAAAGAACCGCATCAAGCAAATGCAGAAGGAAGGAATACCTACGTCCCACGACGCTAAAGACAAGCCAGAGGACGTATCAGAAAGAAAAGGGGGATACTCTATCCTCTTTATGTGACGCGCTGTGAAGCGCCAAGGAGGAAGCTATGAAAAACATAGCTCTAGCACTGTTGGCATCAGTGACCCTAACTGCCAGTGCAGGTACTGTACCTAGCCACCAAGTTAAAACGGCTCAGGTCAGCAACAACGAGGTAATCTTTGGAACTCAACGTACATCGTTCAAGATTATTCACGATTGTTACCTGTACCTTTCTAGTAAATCCGTGGTGGACATCAAGCCACTACGTTCCAAAAAGAAACTAAGTACCACAGACTCCCTAGTTATCACCGTTGATGGTAACAAGAAAGTATGTGGCATAGATCAGATAGAAGAACTACCTACTTAAAGTTCGCAGTTGTTCCCTGTGCAGGCCAGTTGCTGTGACCCTTCAGTCATATCGCTGGCCTCTTCTATATCCCACGATATTTCCTTCGGGAAATCCTTCACCATCTGGTTGTACGTCTTCTTGTCCACCGGCTCGTACGGCGCTTGCTGGTACGTGTGGTCTGAGTACGGCAAGAAGCTGATACCTGACACCTTGTCGAACTTGTTGTACAGCCACTGTCCTACCTCCAAGAACTCCTCGTCCCTGTAGTAGCAAGTCATAGACGGCTTATGCTCACACCACTCGTCTTGGTATATTTCCCAGAGTTCTAGCTGCTCCATAGCACCCATGTCTGAGGCTGTCACAGCGCCTTCAGGAGACGCGATAGGGAAGCTGAATACCCGGGTACTGGGGGACATCACATCGTCCTCCACAGGGACTCCTGCGGCTTCTAGAACGGTACAAAGCGGGTCACGAGAGTCAGCACGGACTCTTCGAATATATTGACTGCTGTAGCGAGGGTGAATGCCACTAGCAGAATCGACCAACTGACTAACAGTACCTGAAGGCTTAACAGCAGTAATGGCTGTAGATACGTTAATGCCCAGCCTAGAGGCCCACTGCTCATTAGTTTTAACGGCCTCCGCTCGCATGGCTCTGAGCCACTTCTTGAGTTCACTCTTGTCTCCTCGTCCTGATAGCATCGGGTGATCCATGATACCTGTTAGTGATACACCCAACAACGCCTCGTCTTCTGTGTTTACTTTCCAGACGTTTCGGAGGTATCTAAAGTCAGTGAGGGTAGCCTGTAGAGTTCCAAGGATAGTCGCAATGCGTACTTTTCGTTTGAGGTCTGCGAGAGTATCGGTTTGCCGGACAACAACCTCCGATAGATTGCAGAACTGGTAAGGCCGGAGGATGATTTCACTACATGGATTAGTTCCAAAATCAAAGGTAGCATCTCGTCGCTCGTTTCTTGCAGCCTGTTTTTGACTAGCCACTCTAGAAAAGACGCCTCGCTCTCCAGATCGGGATTCGTACAGGCTTGTCCACTCATTTAAAAACGCCTCAAAGTCTGGCTTCTCTGTGTAACACGCAGAGTTGTTTGCTAGTCCTCGTTGGGGGTTGTCAACCCACCACTGTCCGTGCTTGCACCGTCGGAGTCTGTCGTCTGTGAGGTTGCTGAGACTAATGAGGGCTGATCTTCGGACTCCTCCCACGACGACGATTTGAGCAATCTTGCAGCAAAGATCGTGGCATTCAACGGAGCTAAGTTTTCGCCCAGCCGCTCCCTGAAAAAGTTCAACTGTGAATCGAAATAATTCAAGCAGAGGTTCTGGACCCGATGCTCTACCTCCAAAAACTCGTAGCGCGGAACCTGCGGGTCGTACTCTGCTAGTGTCCCACTGGGGAACCTGACCCGAATACAACAGTGATACCAATTCCCTAAACGATTTCGCCCATCCGATCTTCGAATCTGCCACATTAATAACTGTGTCGGTTTCATGGAATGTCTCTGCCACCTCCGGTAGTTTCTGTACGTACTGTCGTTCAACGCTGAAGCCCACCCCTGTGCCACACATCAAGACGTACATCATCTCGTCAAAAGCCTTGGGGTGGTCGATAGGCAAGTAACTACAGTTGAACCCTGCTACGTTGTCCCGGTCTAGAGCCTCGCCAGCAGTCATCAACGCTCGCATGGACGGCATAACATCTAGGTCGTGTATAGCCTTGAACACTTCCTTGTGTTCTTTTTCAGGCAGCTTCTCCCCCCAGTAATCTACGTAACGCTTTACTGTTTCTTCCCACGACTCACGGCGTTGCTCTTCTGGCAAGTACCGTGCGTATCTCGACTTGTGTATATACTGTTGGTACGCATCCATCTAATCTAGCACTCCTGTTATTCCTAGTGTCTCGTTTATTATTGCGTGTGCTGCCATGTTTAGGAGCATGTACACACCGTCTGGGTACTGTTCGTTAGCGGCTATCTCAAACACTTCACCGTCTCTGTACATCACGACAGCTACCTTAACTTCTTTCCCTTCTTGTTCGTAATCAAGCGCCTTAATAGAAAAGGCCGCGAGGAACTCAGAAGTGGTAATATCTTTTTCTTTCTTCCCGAAGTTACCCTCGACTATCTTCACGAGCCTACTTCCTTTATCAACCACTCTAGGTAGACCTTGGCTTTCTTGAGATCTTCTAAACCGTTCTTGTATTCGTAGCGCCAGAGGTACTTCAAGCAGTTTCCTTTGAGGTAACCCTTGTACTCTTGCGGGTGCATAGAAGCCTTGATTGCCTCGATAGCTTCGATGGCTCCACGGTTGTAGTGATCGGGCTGGGTAACAGGGTTGTGTACATCTTGAGGGTGGTACAGCTTACCGTACGCTGTTTTACTGGACACGTTCCACTCTTCGGGTGTTGCATCATCAATACTCATCTTCATAGTATTCCTCTTCTTGCTCTTGAAATTCTTCGTAAAAGAACTCTAGGCGTTTGATGAGCTTGTCTTCAAAGCGGTCTAGTATTTCTGCTGCTGATATTTGTAGGGCTTCCAGAAGATCGTCGGGGTCGTATAACCGCAACAACCGCTCTTTAGTTTCTTCTAGTGTCAGAGACATAATCGACTAATTCCTTGAGCGTACTAGTATCGTACCATTTTATATTATTTTTCTCGCACCACTGAGCCATAGTATTTTTGGTACTTTTATTTACTTTTTGGTTTGGCTTCATAAGTACGAAGATAAGTTCTTGATTGCTTCCAAGGCAGTTAGAGATTGAGCGGTACTTCTGGGTGTCCCCCGCTCTGAAGTATCCTTTACATTCGATGTAATAAGTAACACCTTGTTTTTCGTACACAAAGTCTGGGGTGTACTTTCGTTCAATTTTGTACGGGACTTGGCACGACTCGTACGTAAAACCAAATGGTTGTAGCTGTTGCGCGACATCTTTTTCGAATCCTGATCTGTAACCGTTTAGTTGTTTGCCTTTAGTTTTTCTACCCATTAGTGAAAACGCCTTCCTTCAAACCAAGCAACAAGACTTTTTCTAGTGCCGCTTGTAACAGGTGTTACTCTGTGAGACATAAAAGAAGGGAACACTATAGCAGTACCTTTTGTCCTAAACTGTTCAGGAGTGTACTCGTGGCTAGACAAAAACTGAAGGTCTCCCCCCTGATACTCGTTGCTGTTAGTTAGCTGAAGAGTAACACTTAACTTTCTTTGGAACGGGCTGCTGTCAAAAAACACATCAGTGTGCCAGTTATAATGATCGCCGCCCTCCTCGTAAACTGTGTACTGCAGTCCGTCTAGTCCTGCTAAATCAAACCCGTACATATTTTTGTTTGCGTGGTAAATAACATCTGTTAATTTGCTGTATAAAAAATTCCAGAGTTCGTGTTGTGTTGGTTCATTTTTAAGAATGAATCCTGTCTTTCCTTTTCTGGTTTCCTGAATAACCTCACCGTTTGTTTTTCCAACCGTGGCTGATCCTAAAGAAACAACAGCATCAGCATACTTTGTAATGTAATCGCAGTCTGCTTCAGAAAACCAGTTGTTGTACAAAGAACATACCTTCATTTTAGTACTTACCTAAGTTCGATTTCCGGGACTTGCGGCTCATTGACCACCTCCACTAAGTATCGTGGGCCGTTAGCGTAGGCAAAGCCTCTAACGTCAGGCCAACAAGTTTTCTTGTAAGAGCAGTACGAACAACCCACTGCCAGTTTTTTGTTACCACTCTTACCGTCATCGACAGCCTCGTAACAATGCTCGGGTGGTTCTTCTTGCTGCACAACCTCTTTGATGTGTTCGATACGTTCTGCGATGTCGTAAGAGATTGTGTTGTGAACGAACGACTGGGTGTCCTCTGTATCGTACAGCAGGTACGTCAGGTGTCCGTTCTGTTTGTCCATGGCTAGCCAACCAAAACGGTTGTCTCTTCCCTCTGAATGTGCATAACCCTTAATTTGAGCAACGTAGCCAAACGGGTCGTCAAGAGCCATACTTCCGTCCTTGAATTTCTTAAACCCAAAAGTGGACACAGACTTAACATCAGTGACAACACCATCAATCTTACAGTCCATAGACCCTGTAATGCCCGAAACCTCACACTTCTTTTGTTCATCAGTAACCTCGTGTCCAGATAGTTTTGTTAAAAATAACAGCATCTCTTCGATCAAGTGACCGTACATAAACTTTACGTAAGTATTAGGCGGTAATTCTTCTGACACATCGGGGTTGTTTACTGCGTTCCACAAGTAACGATCCTTACGTCCGATGTTGGACATACGCAGGGTACGTCCGTCTCGTTCTTCAGTGAACAAGTTGGTCATCAAACGCTTACAGTTTTCACCAAACTGCTCTATCTCGTCGTACAGATCAACGCCCTCGGCTGGCTGTTTATCAACCACCGTCTTGTATATGTCTTGTACCAGTGTGTGTA